GTTGCCGTATAAGTCACCACCAAGCACTTGCTGCTCACGGGCCGCCAAAGCCTTGCCTGCGGCCGTCCAAGCGGGCGGGCGATAGCTGGCCTGCCCCATTTGCGTCTCGCGCGAGATAGTGCCTGGGGCGGCGTTGTGAGGTTGGACCCGTACCGCTGCGACAGAGAGCGGACGGACGCCGCTGGTCGTCATCGCGACGGGGTTCGTTTGTTGGTAGACCTGGCCGCCGGGACCGTAGCCGACGTTGGCTTGGCCGGGCATCGGGGCGACTTGAGTGCCGTAGAGGGGCATTATTGGACTCCTGCAAAGACGCCTTGCGGCCGAGGCCGGCGCAGGCGTGGGTCATAGAGCGGCGAGTAGCGCTGGAAGTCACTGGCACTCTCGCTTAACTCGCCACGACCGCCGCCGGAGATGGCCCCAGCGATGGCACGGGCGATCTGGGCTTTCGTGGCGTTGTTCTGGGCGTTCATTCGTTCCTGGGCCTGTGAGGTAATGGACGCCACCGCCCTTTCCGCGCGGCTTGGCGCAGTCAGGACGGCGGCTTGCTGGAGCTGTCCGTAAGGCCCAGATGCACTATTGTACGCCTGATCGAGGGCGTTTCCGTAGTTCAGGAATCCACCAAGTTGGTTAGCCGCGATCGCGCCGAAGACGTTCCCGCCGGCGGACGCGATCGGACTTCCTGACGAACCGAACCATTTCTGCATGGATTGGCGAGCCTGCCGATCCTTGGCCTCCAGCGCCGCCCGCTGCTGCACGAGTTGTTGGGGCGTGAGTTCCTGCTGGGCCTGGGCAGGTTGCTGGGCAGGCTGTTCACCAAACTCAAACGAAGGCATCATCACGCCACCGCTTCCCGGCGTAGGGAGCAATCCGCCCGATCCGGCCTGCGGAGATTGTGGAATCGGCGGTGGCTCGATGTACGAGGGATACGAGGGATACGCCGTCAGGTAGGGCATACGGCTAGGTTGATTTATTTCGCGGGGCGGCGCCATTGTTCGACTCCATTTTGCAGGTGCGTTTTTCTATTGTATCAAAGTTCTGGCGGCAATCACGCCGCGAGCTTTTCGATGAATGCCACGACTTTTCCGGGCGGGCGAATCGTGCTGGGCGTGCCGATGCTCAGCCCGGCGGCGACGAGGCTTCTGCTAACCGTGTGCGAGTGATCGCCGGACGCCGGAATCTCCAGGTTGGTGGAAAACGAAGTCGTGCAGGCCGTGGCGGAATGGTTGGAAATCGCCGCCACAACGTCACTGGCGGCGATGGCGTGCCGGTGGCCGGAAATCGTCACTTCGCCGTCGGCCGTGTCGTAATTGCTGTCCGGTGCCGTCGTCCCATCGAATACCTGCTGCGATGGCGTGTCGTCTACACCAAACACCGTCAGGGCGGTACTGAAACTTGTACCGGCAACGTGCGTTAGTGCGGGCGTATTGATCGTCACCACGGCATCGAACGCGGCCTCGCTTAGTTCGTGCGTGTGCGACCCGTCGGTGCTGGTCGTGACGTTGCCCGTGCCGCTGAACGTCGTGGCCAGGTCTGCCGCCACCGTGTCGCCGATGTTCGCGAAGTCTCCCGATCCGGTGTACTGCATCGGCAGGTAGCCGCGCATGTCGATGCCGGAACCACCGTTGCCGACGCTGTTGGCCGTGCCGTCCATGATGGCCCAGCCAGCGGGAATATCGCCGATAGCGCCGACCCACATCCACATCGCGCCGGCAGGGATAGCCCCAGCCCCAATCTGCTCTTGCGCGAACTCGACGACGCCGTTGAACTTCGCCTTTCCGAAAACCTCCATCGCCAGTCCGTTACTGGGATATTGCGTCTTGTAGTTGTGCGGCGGGATCGGGTAGTTCGCCACCGTCACTACGGCTCCGCTCGCGCTGGCCGGCAGCGTGTTGAGAATCGAGAGTCGGCCGCGATGCTCCAGATCGTGCTGACATTGCCCCAGCAGCGCGAACATGGCGTCCGCCGCGCGCGGTTCGAGCGCTTCGTAAAACTGTTGCAGCAGTGCTCCCTGTTTGGAATACATCAGCCCGTTACCCCAAACACCGTCACGTCGTAGACGACGATCCGCGTGTCATATTGGAAGCCACGTAGCTCGACGCTCACGAATTGCTCGCCGCCGGCATTCTGAATCTGTTGCCGCTGTCCGCTGATCGGCACCCACAGCTTGCCGCTGGCCGCGGCTTGCGTGCTCCGCGCGCTGCGAATGTCGCAAACCCAATCGGGATCGCCCGCTTCGGTCGTAACGCCCGTGCTGACGCTGATACTGCTCTTGGCGTTTTCGGGCGAAGTTTGATGGTTGATGTAGCGGCGGAAGTCCAGCTTGGCGGCCGTCGTCGGCTGATGCACGATCAGCACGCCGCCCAGGCTACCATCGGCCGCCGTGGACGCATCTTCGCTCGACAGCACCCGGAACGTCCCGCTCCGCCACGTCCACGGAATCGCCCCCACGACCAGAACGCTCGTGCTGTCCGGGTTCGTCGTCCACGTCGGCACCGTCAGCGTGTCGGATGTGTTCGACGTGATCTTCCGCGTCTGCCCCTTGCCGGTGCCGGAAATGATCGACAGCGATGCGTGCCGGAAGCCGTTGGTCGTCCAGCCCGCGCTCGTCTTCGTAACCGTCGTGGCCGTGGCGCTGGTGGCCGTGAACTCCGTATAGCCGTCGATGCCGTCCGTCAGGCCGTAGTCGGCCAGATAGGTTTGATCGTCCTCAGCCGCGAAGTACCGCCGCATGTCGCCGCCGACTTGCGTGGTACTGGCCGTGGGCGTGATCGGCAGATTGCAGGCTCCGCCGATTTCCCGGTCGTAGGTCGTCGTACTCCAAGCCTTCGTCGGCACGTTGAATACGATGCCCCGCTTCGGCCGCGTGCCCGTATCGCCCACGTAACTGACGTGCCACTCGATATCGCCCGTGTCGTGGTTGATGCTCGTGAACCACCACTTGGATTTCGTCCAGTCGAGCGTGTCGTCGCGCCACAGGTCCGCGATCGGTCCGCCGACTTCATCCACCCCGCCACCCTGCGCACCGAATCGCCACACGCCGTCGGCATCCAGCAAAAACCCCTGCCCCTGCCAGATGGCCCAGCAGCGATGGTTGACACAGCCACGCCACGCCACCAGCGATACCGACACGTCGATCCGCGGCTGGCGCGCGAACGTCAACCGATAGACGTGCCGCTCTTTGAGGACGTACAACGCCGAGCCGTAGGGCATCAGGCCGGTGATGAAGTCGTTGTCGCCCGTGTTCTCTTGCACGATGACGTCGTTCGTGCGGCTTACCGACTCCGGCTCGTCGACTTCGGAAAAATACAGTTTGTTCTTTTCGTCCGGCGACGGCGCGATCGTGTACGTCAGGCCGGCCGCACTCGTGACGGCCGCTTCGGTGAGCACCAGCGTATTGCTGTCCGTCACGCTCGCCACGACATAGGGCTTGGTTTCGCCTTCGATATAGACGTAGCGGCCCGCCATCGCGGTCGTCCAGGCCGTGCCGCTGCCTTCCAGCGTCGTTGTGCCGTTCGTCGTGACCGTGCCTTCGTTGTAGTACACGTCGACTGCGTACCATGCCCGGTCCTGAATGAACGCGACGACGGCCTTGAAGTCGGGCGGCGGCACGAACCGATAGGCCGACAGCGTGCCGTCGACGTTCGTGACGATGAGCGGATCATTGGCCTGCAAGCTGGCGTCCGACAGCGTGTCGCTCATGTAGCCTTCGAGCACCCACGTTCCGCCCGTCGCGTCGCTCGTGTAGCTCGTCGTCACATCCAGCGTCGTGGCAGCCACGGCCGAGATTTCGTGGGTCGCGTTGACATCGCCCGCACCTGCGCCCGTGGCACCGCTAATCGTGATTCGTGCGCCGGCCAGTAGGTTGTGGCCCGCCGGAACGGTGAAGCGAAACGTCCCGCCATTGTTCGCCGCGCTGGTGATCGTGCCGCTTGCGCCCAGTTGCACCACGAGATACAACGGGTCCGCCCGCTCCAGTGCCGTCGCATACGCGCCTCGATAGATTTCGACGTACTTGACGCGATCCCGCTGGCCGCCCGCGACGGCCGCCGACAGCGCCGTGTAAGTGAACTTCTGATTGATCGTGGCCGTGACGTTGGCGATTTCGGAGAGGTTCGACGGAATGCCCGTTGGCAACGTGTCGTCCGTGAAGCGGTATGCTGCCTGATAGTCGGCGGCGCTGCTGTTGCCCGATCCGGTGGCCGCAAACGTCGGAGCAGCCGCCGGCGCGTCGATGCCAAGTTCTTCCATCGTCGCCGTCAGGCCGTCCCACCGGCCGCCTCTCGCAAGGCCGTCCACGTAGAGCATGTCCTGCGACCGCGCCTGCGCAATGCAAGGCGGAGAAAACACGGGGCGGCCGGTGGCGAGCGTGAGTGTTGCTTTGGTTGTCATTGAATCGTCGGGCTATGGCCTGTCCGAAGCTCGCCAGTGTTTGTCAAATACACCAACCAGCACTTATCTGCCCGTTGCAGCCCCGCGAGGTAAATCGCATCCGCCGTGTCCTCGGTCCCGCCGTCCGCGAAGTCGATCGGCACGTAACCGCGACGGGCAGTGAGTTGCCCCGGCGTGCTGGACGCGCAGTTGTCTTGGGTGCGTGCGCCGGAGCCGATCCGGTGATGGGCGATGCCGCTCATCAGGCCGGGCCACTCTTTGATTAACACGCGGTTCAGGGGTTGCTCGGCCATTACACGTCACTCGTTGGGGCGTCGACGATCCCGCCCCGGAAATAGGCTTTGCGGCTGATCCCGGCCGACGCCGGACGGACGAAGCTCTCGTTGGCCATCGCCTGCCGCACCGCGTCGACGTACAGTTCGTAGGTCAGCTTGATCTTCTCAGCCCCGCTCCGCAGGATCGCCAACTCGTGCTCGGCGCTCCGCAGCAGCGCCAGCCACTTGCCCTGCGATACGTCGATCGGATCGGAGATGACGTACTTGACGCCCGCGTAGGTCGCATCCCATTCGCTGTCGACAACCAGGCTCGTGGCGCTGGTGCGCGTCGTAATGATCTTTTGCTCGCTCCACACGTTGCCCAGGCCAACGCCCGTCGGCCAGAGAGTCGTGCTGTCGGTCACGCGCAGGACGCTGCCCACCACGTCAGCCGGCCAGGTCGTGCTCGTGCCGGTGGCGGTGGTGCCGGCCGCCGTAGCGGCTAGAGTCCCGCCGCGGGTTTGGGTTTCGTAGCCCGTGTACTTCAACGCGCGGGGCATGTTGACGTAGATGAAGTCGAGCGATTCGAGCGCGCTGGGATAGCCCAGCAGCCGCAGAGCGAACCGGCCATAGTCGTCCTCGTCCCGCATGATCGTGAACGCCCACTGGTTCGTCTCGCCGGGGAAATTGCGTTCGTGAATCAGCCACTCGTCGGGCGAGACGTAGCAGTATTGCTCCTTGCCCTCGTCGATCGGCTCCCATTGCCCGCGCCAGTCGGCCGGCAACTGGTACGTGCTGCGGAACAGCGTCACGCTGGCGCTGGCCACGTCCTCGCCGGGATTCAGGTCGGCGTCGAGCGTCAGCACGGTATCGCTGTCGCGGCTCGCCACCTCGCACACGCGGTCGCCCAGCGTAACCTTGCCGTACCGCGCCCACGACGGCCATGCGCCACTGGATCGCGTCAGGGCCAGCGTGGAATGCGTATAGGCGGCCGTGGCGGTGTCGGGGGCGTCGAAGTAGACGCGGTGGTGCTTGTGGAAGAACCGCCAGTCCCGTTGCTCAGCCAACCGCTGCAAACCATTGATCGCCGCCTGATGCAAGTCGAGTTGTTCGCTGTCGTCGCCGCCGCCCCGCGCTTTGACGCGGAGGTGGTCGACTAAATCGGCGAGTGTGCGAAGGAAGGTAGCGGCCATAATGCGGGTCCGTTCATGCGGTTATGGTTGCACGTTCTCCCAGCGGCGAACAAAGATGTCGCTGTCGGTCGTCGACTCTTCCAGCCCGCAGGCCACCCACACGTGGCCGTCGTTGTCGACGGCGGCATAGTGGTAGCTCATTTGCGTGAACGGCACGAGTGTCGTGGTGACGCTTAGATTGGAAAACAGATGTACACCGCTCCACGTCGCGCCGCGATCGCTCGAATAACGCCACACGGCGAAGTCGCTGTACGTGGCGTCGGCCGTGTCGGCCCGGTGAAAGATGTACAGGCCATCCGTGTCGTTGGGATCTCGCACGGCCATCGGCCGGCCCCAGCCGTCAAACAGTTTGGCGGCGTCGAAGGTCCAATCCTCCACGTCGCTGATGTTGGCGGTGGCCCGCCAGATTTCGAGGTCGGTGTCGTTGCGCACGAACATCGACAGCGCACCGTCGTCCCATTCGACAATCCAGCTTTCCGTGATCCGCTTGTTGGCCTGGTTGTTGAAGGCCACGTCGTGCAGGCCGATGATGACGCTGTCGCTCCACGTCTCGCCGCCGTCGTCGCTGTACGCGAGGTTCAAATCCTGGTCCGCCGTGGCCATCCCGTTGTCCTTGCTGGCGAACGTCATCAATATCCGCCCCGTCGACAGTTCGATCATGCCGGCCGCGTTGGCTACCGTGTAAACCCACGGCGATTGGTAGACGTTCTTGGGATCGTTTTGTTGCGGATTGCTCCACGTCCACGTGCCGCCGTTGTCGTCGCTGATGCCCAGCAAATTAGTTGAGCCGAAGCCGGGAATTTCCAAGTCGGAAATGTCGTCCTGCCAATTCGTGAAGTGCAGCAACCGCCCTGCGTGTGGGCCTTGCGCGAGGCAAATGAACGACCCGCCGCCGCGGAAGTCCCGCCCATCGGCGTCGTCGACGTCATAAATCACCCGCTCCGGCGACCAGCGAATGCCGTCGGCGCTGGTGATATGCACGCCCACGCCACGGCTGTTGCCGTGATCGAGCGCGCGGCGATAGATGCAGTGCCACACGCCGCGCGAGTCCTGACAGAGCGCCGGGAATCCGCGGTGCGACGTGGCGTCGTCCAAAATGCCGGCCAGGCCATTGCCGGCCACCAGCGCGGCGTGCGACGTGCTCCACTTCCGCGCCAGGTAATCGTGAACCAGCTTTGACTCGCCGGGCCGACCAAGCTTTCGGCTATAGGCAATAATCTCGGCAATCTTCACGGTCGCGAACGTGGCTGCCCCCGCCAGCTTGCCCAGCGTGATCGCGCCCGCTGCGTCGCCCGTGTCCTCGGCGTTGGCGGCGTCGACGGCCGCGTAATTTTCGTTGTCGAGCCAGATTTGATATTCTTCCTCGCTGCTCGGCAGCGTGCCCTCGTGCGTGATGTGGGCGACGTGCCACGCTCCCGGCCGTGAACCGTAGTCCTGACTGTCGTGGTTGACGACGTTCGTGGTGCCGTTGCCGATCTTGATTTGTAGTGAATGGGCCGCACTCGCTCCGTCGTGCGCCAACGAGAAGCCGCGGGCCGTCGTGCTGCCGCCGTTCGTGTCGAGAATCGGCTGCAAGGCTTCGTCGGCCGCCTCAACGCGATAGACTACGAACAGCGAATAGTCCGTGTTATTGTGAAGGAAGTTACCGTCTGCCGCCGCGGCAGAATCAAGCGCGTCGTCGGTCCCCTGGAAGTGAACGACCTTGTTGCCGTTTTCGTGCAAGGCGACGACCGGCGCGTCAAATCCCGTGGCCGCGAAGTCGATCGAGCCAACCAAGTCCTCCCACGTATCCACGTCGCTCGCTTCCGCTCCGGCCAGTTGCGAAGCGTCCCACCAGTGCGAGCAATCGGGAATGTCGGTCGGCGCGGCAATCACCCGCGGAGCATACGTGTTCCAGAGGTGTTCGCTGATTCGCTGGCGGTCGGCGGCGTTCAACTCGCGGTCGTAGACCAATACGCAGGCAATTTCGAGATCGCACGGTTTGCTGACCGTGGTAGCCCGGCGTTGGCCGCCGAGCGAGAATTGATCGAACGTGATCGTGCCCTGCGCGGAGTAGTCGCTGCCCGTCCCGTTGCTGTTCGCGAGCGCGTCGTACAGCGGATTCTGCGACGCGCCCGCAATGTAGATCGACGCCGTCGTGCCGGACATGCTCCAGCACAGCACTTGCGGGGCCAGATCGGCGATCTCGTTCAGGCCGGTCGAGTTGGTCGCCGCCGTCCCCGCGTCGTCGCGAACGTCGCTGTTAACCCGCTGCGAGTTGCTGTTCTGATACCGATACCCGCCCGACGCATACGACTGCGATGCCTGCGCAGTGTTGCCCAGGGTCCACACATATTCGTCGGCGGAAATCTTCGTGCTGCGGCGAACGACGGCGAAGATCGTGAACGGCTTGTCGCTGCCGGAAAGAGCCGTGGCGATCGGCAGGCTCGTGCCGAACAGCGCCTGCGTCGACGCCTTAGCGAAGTTCACGCTGGCATGGCCGTTAAATTGCGGGTTTACGGCGTCGAACGTCGGCCGATTCGTCCCGGTATTGCCCAGATCGTTGCCGTTGCCCGTCGCATCGCCCCACGTCGTCACGGGATCGGTGTCGGCCAGCGTCGCGCGCAGATCGTCGGCGAACCACGCGCCGAGCAAGCCGGCGACATGGAACGACACACCTTGCGACAAAGCCTCGCGGGCACCGGGCAGCAGCAGTTGTTGGTCGAGCGGCATAATTAGCTCTTGAGGCCCACGACAATCGCTTCGCCGTCGTCGGCGTTCGAGGAAATCTTCAAGAATGGATACTGCCAGCACGCGGCCGGAATCTCCGCCATGCAGGCCGTGCCACCCGGCAGCGTCGTCGTGACCGCCGCGCCGCCGAAGTAAACCGGCACGTAGGTGCCGTCGATCGTGTCGCAGCCGTACCACGAGAACGTCACGCTAGCGATTGTCGAGGCCACCTTGACCCAACCGCCGGCAAACTCGCGCATGTCGATCGCCGTCGCAGCGGCCGGCGGCGTCGCCGTGTCGAGTGTGACGTTGATGATCGTCGGAAATCGCTCCAGCTTCATCGCATTACCCTTTCAATAGTTTTTTCCGCCACTTCGGCGTGTGCCGTGACACAATGTCCTCGCGGAGTTTCTTGATCCGCTTCTTGTCGCCGTAGAGCGACGGGTCGTCCATGATTTCCCTTCGCAGGTGCGAACGGATTGCATTTTCAGACAAAGCCGGCGACGTCGGCGGCGCAGCCGGCTCGACTTCCCGGATGACGCCTTCGATGCCCTTGCCGGTGCGCTTGGCTTGTTCGATCATCTCGCCGTAACTGCCGCACCACGCGCCGGGATCGTTGGGCACTCCCTTGCGGGCGAGCGACGGAAAATACGTGCGGCCGTTGGTCAGGCCGGGATGTTTCTTCTCGATTTCCTTGGCCCGCATCCGCCACACTGGATGGGCCATTTCCTCTTGGTTCATCCGGCCTTGCATCAAGGCCCGGTCGGTGTTGCCCGTGCCGGGAACGTCGCCGGTCGCGGCCACACTGGCGCAAAAGCCATCGAACCCCTGATTCAGCAAATGCTTGAACAGGGCAATCGCCGCGTCGCTTTCGTGCCGCATGAACTGCTTCACGAGCGCGTCGACTTCTTCGCTACTTCTTTTTGTTGCTGGCATTTTTCTTTGGTGCGGCTGCGGCTTTCGCCTGGGCGTTCTGGGCTTGAACCTTGCCCATCTGCTTGGTTTGCTCGATCTTGGCCTGACTCTGCTGTTCGCCGAGCTTGGCCTGTGATTCGGCCTGTTGCTCGGAAATCTGAATCGCACTCGCGGCCCTGACTTGCTCGGTGCGGAGTTGCGAAGCCGCACGAGTCTGCTCGACTTCCATGTCCTGCGCGGCTTTCTCGCGTTCGATCTGGGCGTCGAGTTGGGCCTTGGCGGCGTCGGCCTGCATGTCCATCTCGTGCTTCTCGCGGAGCATCGCGATCTTCTCCCGCTCCGCCTGAAGCTGCATCGCAAGCTCTTGCTGCTTGGCCTGGAGTTCGATCATTTTCGCGTTCGTGTCCATCTCGGCCTGCTGCCGCTTGATTTCCATGTCCTGCTGCTTGGCCTGCATATCCATCTGGGCCTTTTGCATGTCTGCTTCGGCCTTCATCTGCGCGGACTGGACCTTGGGATCGGGCGGCTGTTCTTCGGGCGGTGGCGGCGGCGGAATCAGATACCGCTGCGTTCTCTCCGGTGCCCAGCCCATCGCGTCGCCCACGTCCTCGACCATCGCGTTCCAGCTTTGCGGCGCACCGTTGACGGCCAATTGCTGCGCGGGCGTGCCCATGTTCTGCAAGAACATCATCATGTCGTCGAGTTGCGCGGCCTTGCTCTTGCGGCGTGTGCTGCCGCCGACGATTTCGTACTTGAACTCGCGGGCCACGTCCTTCGTCTTGAGATTCGCGATGTACTGGTCGTAGAACTTGGCCCCCAACGGGCCGACGATGGGTGCGATTTCTTCGGTTTCCAGCAGATATTGCAGGGCGATGCACTCGCCGCGGTTCACGTCCGACAGGAACGTCTCGACTTGCGTTGCCATATCGCTGACCCGCGCGCCGGCGTTCTCGTTCTTGACCCGTGTTTCGGTGGCGCTGCGGTCCTGCCGCTGCGCCGTGCCATAGAGGATTTCGCTCGTGCCCAGCGCCCGGTCCAACTGATCCGATACGGCCGCCACGACGTTCCAGATGTCGCCTTGAAATCGCGGTTCCTGGAGGAAGCTCACGATGTCGTTGATCTTCGTGCCGAGAATCCGTTCCAGTTCGATCAGCTTACGGCCGGGTCCGCCAGAGAGGGCCTGCTTCAAGTCCGCGCCCGCCTCTTTCATGCAGGCCAGCACCGTTCCGCACGATTCCTTTACCTTGTCGGCCAGGAACGAATAGGCCCACGTCAGCCACTTGAGTTCGCCCAGCCCCGGCTTGACGCGGCTCATCGGCCACGTATGGCCCGGCACGCGCGAGAACGCCAACATCCGACACGGCCAGCCACCGTCCTCATAGAACGGGATCGGCCAATGCGAGCGGACCATCAACTCGTCGTCGTCCTTGAGGTTGACGCCGGGATGCAGGTTGAGTGGATAGGGCACCCGGTTGCAGTTGGCGATGTAGCAGTAGTTGCCGAACTTCTTGTAGCGCTCGCGCCACTTCGGGTCGATGCCCTTCATCCGATCGCCCATGCCCATCTTGGAATAGACGTCCCAATAGACGAGCAGGTCGTTCGATTCGCCTTTTTTCTTTTCGTAGTCGGTCTCAGGGCCTTCCTTGACCATCTCCTGCGACTCGACGCTATCGAGTTGACATGCCTTGCGAAACTCTTCGTACACGTCCTTGTGCTTGTCGATGCCGAACCGGGCCGCCGCTTCCCACACGGGCTGCACGCGCTGCCGGGCCATCCAGAGGATTTCCGATTCGTCCTCGGCGTCCGGATCCCACACCAGCCGGCGGTTCGTTTCGTAAAACGTGCCGATCATCCGCCGCTCGTCGCCGGGGAACGAATAGGCTTCGATCCAGCCCACGCCCAGGCCGGTAATCACCGCTTCGTCGATGATCCGCCGCGAGTGATATTCCTTGTTGAGTTCACGCTGGTAGTAATTGAGAATCTTTTGCAGCACCTTGCCGGCCGTGCTGGCGCGGAGATCGCGCTTGTTCTTCTCGCCCACCAGGGCTTGGTATTCCTGCATCGCGGCCTGCATGGCGAAGTCGCCTTGCTCGGCAGCGGCCGGGTCAATGCCCAGCGCCTCGGGCGGCACGGGCACGTCATATTCGGGAACGATGTTGGCCTGCGGATTGGTGGCGTACAGCGCCGGGCCAAAGAGTTGCACCATCTCGGCGACCCGCATCAGCACCATCTGAAACTCTGGAACCCAGCCGCCTTGCGAGTCCTCGGCGATGAAACCGCGGCTACTCTTGGCATAAGCGCCTTGCCAGAGATCGCTCTTGGTTCCGTTGAAGAACCGCATACAGTCGTCGGCGTCGTCCTGAAACTCCGTCTTCTTGAACTTCATGGCCCGGCGAATCAGACGCGACCACCCAACCACCAGCGGTTGCTGGGGATACTTGGGATTCTCGCGGATGGGTGCTTCTCGTCGGGCCATTGGATAACATCAGGTAAAAGAGGGCGGCCGGCGCAGCAGTGGCGCGGGGAAGCGACGCCGGCCGCCGGGCGGACTTACTTGCTCGACTTGCTGCTTGGCTTCGGCGACTCGAACATCGACTCCAACGTCGCCAGCCGTTCCTCGACACTCTTGCGCCATTCCATCTCGGTCTTGTAGTCGCTGGTGTAGTCCCAGCCGCCTTGATCCACGTCAGACACGCAATTGCCCTTGGTGGCGGCGATGAACGGATCGCTGACATGCCGGGCGCACGACTTGTATTGCGACAAGCCGCCCGTCATCAGCCGGCACGAAATCGTGTCGCCGACGACGCTTTCGACCAACGCCCGCTGCGGCGATCGCCCTCGGTCGGCGTACTCGTACCAGAAGACTTGCTGACCAATCGCAATCTCCGGCATTCGCCACGCCGGCTTCGGCGCTGCGGCGACGGCTGGTTCTTCCAAAACTGCTGCGGTACTCATCGGTTCCTCGCTAGAAAGTGTGGGCGTGCTCGGTGGCCGACGCCGGCCCCATGCAAATCCCCGCGTATGGTTCTTGAAAACGGCGCTTGTGCGCTCTCCGCTCCCGCGCCACCCGTTCGTTACGATCCAACACTTGATCCTCCGGCGACGCCGGCTTGTGCCACACGAGGTCTTCGCAGGCCAGGTAGCCCCAGGCGTCGTACAATTCGTCGACTTGCCGCTCGGCCGGAATGTCTTCGTGGACCTTCACGCCGCCACGGCCCTTCGTCCACTTGCGGCGGAGCATCCGCAACTGCGCTTCCAGGTTCGGACAGCGGCCCTCGACGATTCGCAGCGTGCTCTTGCCGCCGAAGCGGGGCACCAGCGAGTCGCGGACCATGCTGGCGCGCAGCGGTCGGTCGGCGATGCCGTTGCGATAGCCGAAGCCGTTGGCCGTGCTGCGGACGTGCCACTTCTTGAACGCCCGCCGAAAATACTCGCCGATCTTGGTCGACGTGATTTCGGTTCGGTTGCTCATGTGGTAATCCATCACGATCGCGTAAGGCTCGCGGGGACCGAGCTTCATCTTGATTTGCCGGACCAACTCGTCTTCCGATTCGTGGCGCATGAAGATTTCGTCGTAGGCGATGACGCTGTGCTCCAGCGGATGTTCGCGGGGCGGGACCGCGGCGAACACGACGCCCGCCTTGGCGTAGCCGGGGTCGACGCCGACGTAGATGCACCAGTCGCCGGGAATCTCCCCGTGCCGGTCGGCAATCTCGGACATTTCGATGCCGCTGGTGCGCGGCGAGAAGTCGGGGAACATTCGCGACGACTTCGTATCGGGGAAGCCGTCGATGCGAACCGCGACCGCGCCGGGCGAGCCGTTGAGCCGGCGAATCTGGAAATCGACTTCGCTCGAATCAATGTGCGGGTTATTCCGCAGGCTCATCCGCACCATCCGCACGTCGGCCTGCGGATCGTCTTTGCCCGATTCGGCTTCGTCCATCAGCGACATTGCATGGTCGGTGCCGTCCTGGGGCGTGAAGTCCCAGGTAATGCAGCCACGGCGGTCCATCGTGCGGGGATAGAGTTCGTCGATGTAGGTCGCGCTCTCAAGTTCCTCCGTCATGCGGATGTCGTCCACGTCGACGCCGCGGGGCGCATCGCCCAAGGCCGTCAGGAACGACACGTCCCAGATTTGATTGAGGTCGTTCTGGATCGTGACGTGCTTGATTTCGTGCGTGGCCTTCGACCAAAACGTCGGACGGCCGACGATGCACCGCTCAGGAATCAGCGGCGGAGCCTGCCGCACTTCGTCCTTGCGGAGCATGTCCTCCGTGTCCTTGGGCCGAAATGCTCGAATGCGTCCCGTCTCTTTGTCGGTGATGACGCGAAACGATCCAGCGACAAAGAGTTTCTGGTAATAGATTTCGGCCAGCGCCGTCATGTTGCGGCCGATACAAAATGCCCGGCCGTGATACCCCACTGGAAAATGCCGGATGGGATGGCAGCCCATCAACAGCATCGCGAAGTCGAACATATTGGTGGCTGTTTTCGCGCTCCTGTTCGGGCCGCAAAAAATCCGCACGCGGGTTTGCTGTCGTCGTCCGTCGCGGAGACTCGTAAGATTGAACGCCTCGATCTGCTGCGGCATGTACTCGACGATTCGCAGCGATTCGTTCTCGCGCGCAGCAAGCTCCGCGGCGATCAGTCGCATTCGCCGTGCTTGACTACCCAGCGGATTAAGCGCTTGCTTGCCCATTCGGTTCGTCGATCGTCATGTTTTCGAGTTCTTTAATCGCGTCCTGGTCGTTGGGATTGATACCCAGCGCCTTGGCGATTACGCCGATTTGGGCCTGCAACTCGGATGTCGTCTGGCGTTTGACTTCCAGAATGTTCTCGTTCTCGGTTTCCTTCTGCGTCGCCTCGAACACCTTCATTAGCGTGCTGCGCCGCGAGACCCGGCCGTGCGGCGTGTCGTCGTTAATCAGTTCCGCGATCAGCCGGGCGATCTTGCGGTAGCCGCCGGCCTTGCGGTACACTTCGTCGAGCAAGTCGCCGAAGTTGGGCGTGCCGCGGCCCTTCTTGAGCGTCTGGTTGGCGAGCAGCTTCTTGGCCGCGTCGACCAGGGACTTGCTCTGTTCGGCTTCGTCGCGCTTCTGGCAGCGGCGGCAATGCCGGTGAAAGCGTTCGCGACCGTCCTCGATCTTGACCTTGAAGAATTCGCTCGTGGCCGGCAGCACGGCGTCGCCTTCGTGCGCCGGATTCGTGCAATGCCGAACGGCCGACGGGCCTTGCTGCAAAGGCGCGTCGGGGTTGAATTCGCCCGCCATGATATCCCCGCTACTGCGCGTGCCGCCTTTATCAATACAGGGTCGCGATCGGACCCAATCCAGTCGTGAACGTCGTCGGCGGCGTGATCGAGGCGTAGCCCGCTTCGGTCGCGTAGACGAGTCCCGTGATCTTCCCGGCCCCGAAGTTCCCAAGAATGTGCGTGTTGATGTCGTTTGTGGCGTCGTCGCAAATTACGCCCAGGTAGTACGTGGCCGGCCCCTTGGCGGCATAGGCCGACGAGAACGCGATCCGCGTCCCATAGGTGTCGCCCGTGTATGCGGACACGTCGGTCGAAGCCGAAATCGCGACCCGCGCGCCGGTGGAATCGAATAGACAAATCTTGGCATTGCCATTGGTGTTCGTGCCCCACAGCACAGCCGCGCCCGTGATCGTCATGTTGCACGGGATGAACAACTCAGCGACGTACAGTTCCGTCACGACCGCATCGAGATTCGTGCCTTCCGTGCTGACCTGTGCCGGCACACCGCCCGTGTGGACGTTGCGCGGCGATGCCGTGAATCCGCCTGCCGCGCCAATGCCAGCCACGGGAACCACTGCCGTTGCGCCCGTGGTGGTGACGAACGTCAGCAAGTCCGCGCCGGCTGCGATCTTGATGGACAGTGCGTCGGCCAAGTTGTCGACGACGTGGATTTCGTTCTGGCCTGTCGTGCCGTCGAACACGAGGTCCGCGCCGCTATCCAACGTCAGCGTATCCGTGACGGTGCCGACCACGCCTTCCAGATGGTTGAGCATGTCGGTCGCCGCGCCGACACCGAACACGTCCTTCATTGCCCGAAAGGTTTCGCCATTGAGTGCCATGTCTGTCGTTCCTATTACGGGGCCTAATCGTCGCCCAGGTGAATCCAGAAAATCGTCAGCGTGCCGGTGACGGTAAGCGTGTCGTTCGCATTCACGTCGGCGGCCTTGACCGCCACGTTCAGATTCAGCGTGCCGGCGGTCGCGCTGCCGTCAATGTCGATCGGCGTCGTACCCATCAGGTCGTTGCCGGTTGCCGCACCAGCCGCGAGCGTCACTTCGTCGAGCAGCAGGATGTCCGCTTCCGTGCCGGAAAGCTCCTCGTTGTCGACGCCCGCCGCGGCTTGTCCGACGCCGATGTCCAGCACCGCGTCGTCGTCGATGCCGCCCGCTCCGGCCGTAATCGCCGTGAGATTGATGTGCGCACCGAGAATGCGAATGTGGCCTTCGGGAAACGTGTAGAATGCGGTCGAGCCATGCGCCCCGGCGGCGGCGGCATCGGTGATCGTGATGGCGTGCGATGTAATCGTAAAGACGGACTTGTGAAGCGAGCCGTCTCCGTACTCCAGCGGAGCAATCTCGCCAATAGCTACAGTGCCGATGCCGTTGGTCGTTACCAGCGGGTAATTGATCTGGACGGACTCGTCGCCGTCGTTAGTAGAAATCGTCAACGCGCGCGTACCGGCGGCTCCGTTCCGCGCGGAAAAAGCGTGCGACAGGTTGTCGGCCATCTGGAACTCGACCTGCCCCGTAGCGTCGAACGAAGTCTTGATCGGATCGGTGAGCGCAATGTCGCCGCTGAACGTCGGCGCGTTGAGCTTGTCGTTGAGTTCGTGCGCAGCCTGAACACCCAGCACGCGCTTGAGCGCGGTCCAGAGCGTCGATGTAAAACTCGTCGCCATGTTCGTTCCAATAAAAATGGCCGTCCGCCACTCACGCAGCGGCGGCCATTGATGCGTTTCGGTTCGATTACAGGCCGCTGACCAAAATCGGCAAGGCGTAGTCGTCTTTGTTTGCGCCGCCCAGGTCGATCATCGCCCGGCCAATCGCCGAGTAGATTTCCGCGAACGTCGCTGCCCCGGCCGCCACTGTTACGTCCTGTGCTTCGACGCGACCGGCCGTGGTGTGATCCGGTGATACCCACTCGCCTGCGTCGATGTCGTTGTCCGAGCCGGCGTCATCGCCCGTCGCGACCCACGCCGGCCCTCCGACAATGGCCCACGCCAGGTCATTGGCCGCAATTGCCGGCGCAAGGTGGCACATCGGATAGTTCTTGCCGCCGAGCGTGGTGCTCGACGCGCCGCTGAATCCAGACACATAAACGTCGAGCGTCGTGCCGTCCGTCTTCATCGCCACGCACTTGCCGCAGTACGTCGGGTACGACGCGGCAAACAGGTTGGCAACGGTAACGGTCGGCGTGAACGCACTGCCGCTCAGGTTCCGCACGACCATTCCGAGACTCGGCCGGTTCGACGTGGCGGGTCCGCCATGCGTGCGCGGCAACCGAGAGTGAAGCCAAATCTGGCCTTCGCCGTCGGTGTATTCCGTGGCGGCAATCGTGGCCGTCGACGGCTTGCCCGATTGAGTCTGGTCAAGCTGGAACGGCGGCTTGGGTCCGAAAAATCCAAGAGACATGATCGTTGCTCCAAATAAAGCCCGTGGCCGTTGGTTGGTTAGCTAGTCGCGCTGAACGGTGCCCACAGCACGCTGCCGCGAACCGACTCGTTCCAGAAGTTGCCGTCCGCGTCGCCCGCGAACTTGGTCGCCTTCGTGTCGATGTCGTAAAACGCCGGATCGAAGTCCCACAGCCCGTCGTAGGCCGAAGCGACGTGCCAGCAACCGGTGCAGAACCCGTAAATCGCCGGAACGCTGGTCGCCGTGGCACCATCGGTTCGCACCGTGTCGACGTTGGCCGCGAAGTAATCGAGGGCGATTTCCATTCCGTCGACTTCGATCGCGTGGGCGTTGGCGAACCCGTAGCTGCGGAGGACGCTGGCCGAACTCGTTACGTGCACCCGCTCCTTGGTTCGCAGGGCGTTCTTGAGTTCGTCGAACTGCATCTGCTTCATCACCACCAAGTCCAGCGGTGAAGAAAGCATGTTGCGATTCGCCATGCTGCAACCGAGCGACAGCAATTCGACGGCGTTGGTCTGCCAGCCTGTTTGACCCGATCCGATCGGACCACGGAACGTGGTGTTGCTGTTGACGAGCAGTGGGCTGTTGAAGTCCATCCACTCATTGCACTCGCCGTCCGGCCAGATGCCGGATAGTTGCCGGCCGCCGTAGTTGCCCAGCGCCGTCGACAACCCGCAGTAGGTGTCGTTCGGCAGCATGAACGGATCGGCCACGTTGACGTCGCGGCTGACGTAACCGCTCGCCGACGGTGCGCCGGCGCTAGTTTGGTCGATCGACTGGCTGGCCGTGTTCAGCGATACGCCCGTAAAGCTGTTGAATCCGTGCCAGCCGGTTTCGCCGGCCGCGTCGCCGTCTTTGTAGACGTGCTTGGCCATGTGCTGCATGGCGTCCTTGCGGAGCCGCTTCACCATCCCCTTGAACACCGGCACGATGGCGTTGTCGCCTTCGTTGGCGTTGCGCTCGGGCTTGGTGATCGAGTCGGTGATGTCGATGTACCGACGCTCCAGCGTGATCCGCTTCCACTTGTTCGTCGGCGCGAAGCTACGCGGCGACGTGCCCGTGGAAGGCTGCTCTGGCGTCAGGCGATACTGAACCGCTCGCTGCCAGCCGCGTCCGCTGACGTTGGTTTCGACGTTGCCGCGATGCTGAATCATCGCCAGCACGGGCGTCGACCGGAGCATGAGTTCCGGCACGTCCTTGAACGACTCGATAAGCGTGGTATTCGCGGCACGCGCCCATTCGGGGCCGTAAGAGCCTTGAAAGTCTTGGTCGGCGGTGACTGCCATGACGAACGGTTCCTTCTACGAATGGTTAAGCGCCGGAAGTGAGTCCGAGCCTTTGAGCAAACATTGCCGCGGCTTCGTCTTCCGGCTTGCGCATGCGCACTTGCTGTTCCTTGCCGGGAGTTTCGGCGACGGCCGCAGAGCCGCCCCGCCCGCCGACGCGGGAAGCCGCCGCGCTGCGGATTTGGTTCAGCCGGTTTTCTTCGCGAGTCGACTTGGCCGGTTCGGAAGTGCCCGCTTCGCCGTGGCCTTTGATGACGACTTGCTTGGCGGGATTGGCGGACTGTTGCGCGGCGAAGATGCCGAGCATGATTTGCGTCGCCCGGTCGCGGGCCGCGCGGCTATTCGAGATGCCGTCGGTGCGCAGGTCGTTGTAGACCTGATGGAAGGTCAAGCCTTCCTGCGTGAGCGCCCAGCGGCCGGTGTTCGGGTCGATGATTCGCTTGCCACCCTGTTCGAGCGGCTTGTCGTGGACGTACATCCAATCGGCGTTGGAGCGGTCCCATTCCTGCCAGTCGCGCTCCTCTTCCCACTTCGCCTTGGCCTCGTTGATGGCCTTCTCGAAGCGGCTCGGCAGCGCGTGGTCGAGGTATTCGTTGAGATAGCCTTCGCGGTCCCGTTCCCAACGTCCGTCGTGATTTTCGACGAACTGCTGGTAGGCCAGGGCTTTGTCGAGCAAGCCGGCCGCGGCCAGCGCCTTGCGATCGACTGGGCCTTTCGTGCCGTCTTCGTTGACGACGCGGTAATCTTCCAGAATGGATGGATCGAAGTCGGGCCGCTCGTACCACTTCTTGCCCGGCTGCTGCTGCGCCGTCTGTTGCTCGGCGCGCCACTTCTCGTATTCTTGCCATTCGGGCGTCTGGCGGATTGCGCCGTTGGCGTACTGGTACGCGGCAATCTCGGCCTGCGACCGCTGTTCGACGAACGCCTCTTCGGCTTCGCGCTGTTGCCGCCGCAAGTCGCGGGCAATCTCGGCCGCGTCCTTGTCCTTGTAGGCTTCGTCGAGTTCGAGTTCCTGCCAGAGTTCCGGCGTCTGTTCGACGGCAGTCTGCGCTTCCGGCGGCGCAGCGGACTCTACGTCGGGTGTCTCGACTCCTTCGTCTTCGGCCTGCTTGGCTCGTCGCGCCATAAGTTCAATCCCGTAGTACGGACACGGATTCCCCGCTCGTCTACGTTGATTGATGCGCTGGAATGGCCATTCATGCCATAAGGTATTTGCATATCCGTTGCGCTCTGTGGTATGATTCCCTGAGAACCTGGGGGTTCCATGAAAAACGGAGTGATCATTCGATGAAGGTGGCGATGGACGTATCCCTGGATGGGATGTTCCAAGAAGGCGACGTGCTGCCGGGCGGCTGGGTACGTCTATCGACCGCCTGCCGGCGGCTGAGTATCAAGATGCCGACGCTCTACAAGTGGCACACCAACGGCGTCGGCGTGGGGCGCGGCAAGCACCGCAAGACATTCATGCTACGGGTCGCGTACTTCGGCGGCGACGCGCGGACGCGAATCGAATGGCTGAGCAGCTTCTTTGAAGACGCCGAAGCGTATCGGCGAAAGAGACGATCACAGCGCGGGCGCTAA